CGCCTTATAATGTCAACACATTTCTTATAATTCCGGGGAGAAAATTTCCCGGGGATTGACCGCCCCGGGCCGGTTGGGTTATGCGATCTTTTCGACCTGCTCGAAGGTGAACCAGAACGCTTTCCGCTGGTAGCATTTGCCGCCGGTTTCCTCGCCGGTCTCCTCGTCCTTTTTGCCCTTGTACTTCCAGATCGGGAACTGCGCCTTTGCGTGCTCGCCCTTCTTGACCTGGTAGCCGAGGTCCTTCCAGCCGTTGTACGTGTGAATGGGTTCGGGTTCCGGGACCTCAATTGTGGATCCATCCGGGAGCTCCTGCTGGAACACCCGGCCCGTGGTTTTGAGGATGCCCTGTTTTACCAGCTCCAGGGATTCCCGCAGAATGATTTCGCCGTTGGTCATTGCCATGATTTCGCCCTCTCTTTCCCCGATGCCTGGCATCGGCTACGAGCGGCCAGCGTGGGCCGCCCGTCTGCCGAGGTCAGCAATACGGGCAGTACAGCCCCATGCCTTTCAGCTTCTTCACAAAGCGGGTGAGGCGGTTGTACATGCTGATATAATCCCTCGCGTCCTGCACCCTGTACTCCCATGTTTTGAGCTGGGCCGATGTCAGCAGGCCGGGGAACACGGTCCCGTTCTTGGTTAGCCGGATAACCTCCCGAGCCTCAAGCAGGGCCTCGTGGTTTGCGTTCTCGTCCTCGTTCATGGCATCCAGCATCCAGCCCGCCTCATTCGCTATCATGTCCCAATCGGAGCGGCCGTCCCGCTCGTCTTCCGGGTAGTCCTCGATGGCTTGTTCAAGGTCGTAAATGTGAACCGCTTTCAGAGCCTTGATTGCCTGCTTGTCCGTGAGTTTCATGTTCAGCCCTCCGCTTCGTTCAAGTCGTTGAGTATTGCCTGCGCTTCTTCGATGTCCATGTAATAGGCCCCGAGGATGTCGGTCTCCCATTCAACCCCGCCCATGAAATCGTACCCGGCGAAGTAGTAACCCGGTCCCAGGTACATCCCGACAATAACGTACTTTGTTTCGCCGGTCGGGATTTTCTTCTCCTTGATCTTGTACATCGTGTTTTCCATCGGTTCGCCCTCCTTCTCAATCAGTACAGGACCAGGGTGTGATCCTGCATGTTCATCTTGACATCGTGGCCGGCGTTGCGGAGTTCCATCTGGATTGCATGGCCTGCTTCATAGAATTTCTGGTCGTTGACGATCTGCATGGCCTTGAAGTAATCGTTCATTGCAATCTTGCCGTTCTTTACCCGGATGCCTTTTTCTTCCAGCAGTCTCGGGAGATCAACCTTCATGAAGTTCTCAATCTTCTCGTTCCATGCCTTGATGGCGTTCTCGGCCTGCTCTCTTGTAATCATCATCTTTCATTCCTTCCTTTCCTCGGGCGGTGCCCTTTGATAATTCCATTATAACCATTTTTCTTATAATGTCAACAGTTTTCTTATAAAATATTGAAAAAAAATAAGAATCGCTTATAATGTAGGCAGAAGGGAGGGATCACGATGCTTTCAGACACATTGAAAGAAATCCGCAGGCGGCATTATCTGAATCAATCCGAGTTCGCAAAGCGTATCGGCGTTTCACAAAGTGCGGTCAGCCAATGGGAACATGACATGACCCGCCCGAACTCGTATCAATTGCAGGCCATTTCAAAGGCGTTCAATATCTCGGTCGACGACATCCTGCAGGACCAGCCGCAGGAACAGGATATCAAGCTCTCCGGGGCTGAACTTCGGCTTGTAATGGCTTTCCGCAAGGCGGACCGGGCCATCTGCGAAGCCGCCTTGACCATGCTCGAAAACAGTGCCGCTAAAAAAAGCGCAGAGGCGGTATAATTGACCTATGCCGAGAGCGAAAAAAGAGGCGGTAAAGCGCAGGAAGGACGGCCGGTGGCGGGTCGTGTACCGGGGAATGGAGTTCTACTCCAGGATTTCCTCGGATGATGCAATCGCCCAGCGGGAGGCGTACAAGAACAGCCTCAAAAGAGGGAATAACCCAACGCTGGCGGAGTACGCCCTGCCCTGGCTTGAAAGATCATACCCGGCGGTGGCTGATTCCACGTATGCGGGGTTGGCGGTCCACCTGCAACATCTGATCGATGACCTGGGCCGGGTGTATGTTTCGCAGATCGTACCATCAGACATCAAGGGCGTGTACTCCCGGCATTATACCGGTCTGTCCAATTCCTATATCAAATCCGCCAGACAGCTTTTCTGCTCGCTGTTCGATTCCACCCAGGCGGACGGGCTGATCCATGGAAACCCGGCCCGGGATAAGACAGCGAAGCCGCACCGGGGAACGGAACCGAAAACAAGAGCCATCACGGAGCAGGAACGGGAGTACATACTGACCCTATGCACGGACCACCGGATGCACCCGGCGGTGATGGCCATGCTTTACGCCGGACTGCGACCGCCGGAGGCAAAGGCGTTCGTGATCGAGCGGGATGTGTGCGGGGATTCCATCACCCTGCATTCGTTCGCCCATAAAAAAGGCCAGAAATACGCCTATACAGGCAAAGGAAAGACCAGCAAAGCAATTCGGACAATCCCGCTGTTCCCGCCGCTAAAACAGGCATTATCCGGGAAACATGGGCATCTGATTTCCTCGGCCCACGGAGAAGCCGTCACGCCGACCACATGGCGGGTCGCATGGAACAGCTACAAGACCTGCATGGAGACGGCCATCAACGGGGTAAGTAAACGCTGGTACGGGAAAACAAAGGAACAGCAGGCCATGGCCCGGGAAGGAAAGCTCCCCGGGTGGATCCCATTTGACATAGTACCCTATGACCTGCGGCATTCGTTCTGCGTAATGTGCCGGGATGCCGGGATCGAGATCAATACGTGCCGGCGGTGGATGGGCCATGCAGACGCAAAGATGATTCTCAAAGTATATGACAGCGTATCGGAGGACCGGAGCGAGGCCGAGCGAAAAAAGCTCGAAAAAACGCTGTTTCCGGGTCAAAATGAGGGTCAGCCGGAGACCGGAGCCGGGGAAAACGTTGGAATATAAAGGCCCCGGGATCGAAGCCTCCGCCGCTTCATACCCGGAGTGTCATAGGTTCGAGTCCTATTTGAGCCACGAAAAAAAGCCCCCGGAACTGCAAGGGTTCCGAGGGTTTTCTGTTTGTCCGCCTGCCCTTGTGCCAGGGTGAAAAAGGCGGTTTTTGATGATTTTATGAGGGTCAAAAGAGGGTCAGCCCTCATCGGGCGGTTGTAGCTTCTTTTCGTCCAGCTTGCGGAAGGTAACCTCATACGATCCCATGGCGGCCAGGGCCACAATCACGGCGTTCAATGCGGTGAGCAGTCCGGTCTGCAGGGTGATCCCCTCCGTGAAAATTGTCGCCAGCAGAAGGATCGCCAGCGAGATTACATATACAACAGCACGGGTCGGGATTTTCCAGACCTTATCCAGCGGCAATTTGAGCAACTGCACGATCAGCAGTACCGCCGCCGTTGCTCCGGCCACCGTTGCGAGCTGTGCCCAGGTGAACGGGTCGGATGGGATGGCTCCTTCCGCCAGGGCCACGGTCGGGAGGATGGCCAGCAGAACGAACAGGATAATAAACAGCTTCTTCATTTTCTCGTCTCCTTTTCTTTGATGATCGGCATATCCATTATTTCTTCATGCACCTTTGTTATGGTCCCATTGCCACCCAATGCGTGATAACTGTTATATGCGCTGTCGAGTGCGTCCTTTCGGGAAACTGAAATATACCCTTCACTCATACAGCGTTCGTAGTTGTCGAGGATGGTCAACCGGAGCATATCCCGCATACCGTTCTCGATGGCCTCCTGCCGCTTGCGTTCGTCCTCCAGCCGTTTATTAAAGCTCTTGTAAACCTTCCGGCCGATGAACGAAACCGCCGTCACAATGAGGCCGAAAATAATCTCAAACCAATACTTCAAGAAGAACTCCGGGAACCACTCCATTTTTCTCACTCCTCCATTTTTACTCCGCCGTATTTTTTGATTATCTCATCCGCCGTTGTTCCTTGCAGGTGGGCCACCGTTACCGTGTACAACCTCTCCGGGGTTGAAAGTAACATTGACCATGTGCGAGGTCCGCAGACCCCGTCCTGCGTGAGGTTCCAATCCCTCTGAAACAGCTTGACCGCCTTTTGAGTTGCGGCCCCGTAGGATCCATCCACGCCATACTTGCCCAGGTCATATCCTCTTTCCTGCAGTAATGTTTGCAGGTACCGGACCGGGTCGCCCTTGTCGCCCTTTCGCAGGGTTGGGAGGGTCTGTTTCCCAGGCTGTTCCTGCTGGCCGGAGGAATTATCCACCGGAGGCTCGACGGGCTGATTCGGGGCATTATCGGGCATTTTCTGGTACTCCTTTTCAAAGACCTTTGCGATCTTCCAATGCGTCCAGCGGTTTTTCTTCATCGGGTTGAAATACTGCACGTTCGAGGATGCCTCCATCGTGGCCCCGTTGAAGTAAATACCCGTATGCGTGAATTTGTTCTTCGAGGCGTTCCAGATAAAGAGGCAGACCAGGACATTCTCCGGGATGCCATCCGAAACGAGGCCGCCTGCGCACCAATTGGAGGACGTGCCATACTGCACTCCTACCGTGTCCCCGTAAAGGCGGAACCCGGTGATCTGCTCGATGGTCCAGCGGGAGAAGCCCCGGCAGTCCCAGCACAAAACCCGCTCGCCGTCCGGGAGCCATTTACAGCCGGAACAGGCGGCCTTTTTGCCAGACAGGACTTGACAGGCGGTCGTGATCGTGGTCGCATGCGGATTGTATTTCAGACGGTCCCGGCGGTATGCCGGCGTGCATTCCTTGCCCCAGGCCCCGAGGACATACGGCATGCCCTCGCAGGCCCGGGCCAGCTCCCAGCAGGATGCGGAGAACGGGCCAGCAGGGAAACAGGCTTTCCGGTCCTCCATGATCGAGCAAAGCATCTTCGCATTATTCACGAGGATCGCTCCTTCCGCTTGCTACCGCAAGAATGGTAATAACGAAGCCGATAATCCCGCCGACAAATAAAGCAATAAAAGCAACCCACCACGGGACAAAATACGGGAACATTCGATCACCCCCCATATGTCAGCCGTTCATTATGTTGTCGAAAAGGATTTTTCCTGCAATCACCGTATCAGAAAGAACGGAAGTCAGGCTTGTATACGGCTTTCCCTGGTTGTAATATTGCAGAACTTGTGCGGGGGAATTGAGTGTTGTCCCCATTATTCCAACACCTGCGGCCGACAGTGCGCTCGCCTGTTCCTGTGTCATTATTGCTCCGAGCGTCAGCGTGAGTGATACGTGTCCGCGGTTGTAATCATTTACCGCCGCGATTATTGCATTCACTGTGTTATCGCTCAGTGACGACCCGCTCGAAAGATTGGTATGGAGGTTGATATATACGTCCGGCTCGTATGCGATCAGCGCCTGCATGTCGCTCACCGTCTGCGGATTCCATACACACTTCTGTTCCATGCCGTACGCTCTGATCAGGCCGAACACAATGCCGTACTGCTGTTCCGTCATGCTGACCTTCTGCTCGATATGCACTTCGCATCCGAGGCACTTGCAGAGATTCAGCATCTGCTCGAACGTCATGATTTTTGTCCCGGCAAACGCTGATCCTTTATACAGGCCGAAATCATAGTCCAGCAAATCTTCGTAGGTTGTCTGTGCGATATACACCCCCGGTGTTGTCGGAACGAGCACGCCTTCCGAATCGTATACATCCGAATAGTTCTCATTCAGCTTTGCATCATGTTCCAGCACCGGCACGTTGTCGGATGTGAACCGAAGATCGCAAAGCATTGCGCGGAATCCGTTTTTGTATGCGGTCTTGTATCCTATAATGCTTTGATGCGGAACAGGAAGTCCGTCAGCGATCCTGCATACTGATTTGACAATATTATCGTATTGCAATCCCTCGACCGTTTTCGAGATTGTCATCTCCGATTTTTTGAGCACTTTCAGCGTGTACCCTTGTCCGACATTCGCCGCCGTAACATACATCCCGGTCGCACCATCCGGGAACCAAGGAATGTATTCGTATGTTTTTAGATAGTCATACGTTCCTGCAATAAAGGCCCGAGCGATTACGATATCATCATCATCGACATACTGAATATACGACGAAATATAGTTATTCGCCGTGTTGAAAATAACTTTGCCGACATCGTCCGATTTCATGATCTTTACATGTCTATAAACATCCGAAGCTGAAATGATAATCTGCGACCCTTCATATCCGTATGCCTGCCCGACACTGATCTGATAATCTCCGGTAATGTCGTCATAAATGAAAGCGTAATCTTCAAGCGACACGATTCTTTCTTTCGCCGCATTATTCTCATAAAGAACGCCCGGGACCATATCCCCGCACGAAGTAATCACGATGCCGGCCTCGACCGTTCCAACCTGTCCGGAAATATCGCTCGATGGCGTAGATGTGTTTTTAAACGCCATGTTGATGTACTTTGTATCGCTTGTAATGATATTTCTAATTAAAAGCGTACCGGTTCTCCACGACCCGACCGGGCTGATAAGATCGCCGTTCACATCAAGCCGGAATATCCAGGCTTCATAACCGGACGGGATTGTTACACTGTATTTATCATCAACAGGAACGGGATATGCATTACGAATCCTGTTTGCATTTGCGGTTTTCGATTTTCCGTCCGCATCAGCGTATGTACCGCTTTCGCATCGAATAAAATTCGTTTCCGCTTGTTCCGCTTTTGCAATCAACGCAGATTCAAACCGGATTGAGTTCTTTGCGGCATCAACATCAACGTTTCCTTCCGGCACGGTCGCACATACAACACGGAAGTATCTGCCTGCCGGAGCGTACGCAACTCCCGGACCATTTACCCACGGGCCGTATCCGACATACTGATTATTTGTCCCATAGTCCGCAATCCAGGCACGCCAGCCGTAAGGAACGATTATTTTTACAGCACTATCGCAGAAAATCCTGCCGATTGTCCTGGCCCTTACTGCGCTACCCGTATCGGAACCGCCGGATATATCTCCGAGTTCAAACAGACATAGCGGTGCGTTTTTATACGCATTTGCTACATCTAAGATTTTTATTCCGTTCAACTCGTCCGACTTGCTAAGATTTGAATAATCCAGCGGGATTGAAGCAACAGCCGCATCGATGGCGGCAATCAGTGCAGAAATATCCGGGATAACCTGCCCGGGATCGACAGCGGTGTCAGTGCTACTGCGGTAGACATTCGCAACCACAGCTCCGACCGTTGTAACTGCTCCATCGCCGGTCAGTTTGATCACGATGGACAAAACCCCAGGAACCGCATAGCATGCCTGCGGGAGAACAACCGAGCATTGATTGCCGGACAGGGAGCCGGTGACGGCCACGGTCGCACCGTCCGCCCGGATCACGGAGGCGGAAACGGAGCCGGAAAGGGTAGCAGGCTCGCCGTCCTGGAAAACGTTCACCCCGATAAGGTTTCCGTTGTTGTCCTGGCTGAAGACATTGCCGGGAAGGTAAACCACCTGCACCGGAGCCGTCAAGTCCTGGTTAACCCATGTTTCAATCATTGCCATTTTCCGCACCCCCGAACTTCAAATCATAATGCTCGCCGCCGAGAACATCCCCTCCGGGTTCCTCCGGCTTCGGTTCCGTGGCGGCTTTTAGCTGACTTTTCAACAGCTCTATTTTCTCGTTTGTGGCCCTGTCCTCGTTTTTCTGACCTTCCTGGAGGGCGTACAGCATCTGAAAAGCGGACGAAAGAAGGATGATGTTTTCGACCATTTCATGCTTGTTATATAATCCGTCCATTATGTCGTAAGCCTCCCGAGATAATATATTTGCTCCGTGGTCGGCGATACGGATCCATCCGTGTACCCTGTAATCAGCCTGCCACCACTTGCACCGGATGGCGTTGTACTGCCGGACGATGTGCTATACAGAAAATAGTGAGAATTCGACCTGGTTACTGATGGAAGGGTCACGCCGACACCCGTTACAACGGTAATGTCTTTCCAGCCGACGTTATAATTGCCGAGCTTAAACGCAGATGTCAATTTCAGCGTTTTTACATCGGCGGTGTCAATCTTCATTTCGATTACTTCCGCAGTGCCGGTCAGAAGCGATTTCAAGCTGGTTGCGCCATCCAGGTATATCTTGTCCGCATCAATGCGTACCTGCGTGGTCCCGTCATTATTGATCGCCGCAACAATCGAAGCGGCCTTGACATACGCATCCCCGTCCTTGATCCCGGCCACCATGCCGATCATCTGCTGGGTACGGATAAACTCGGTCTCAAAACGGAGCTGTTCATCCTCGGCATTATCGTCCCCGTGCCTGCCGCCTCCGCCGCCGCCTCCGGCCCGCTTTGCGGTGTCTCGGTTGATGTACACAATGTTCGGGATATACTCACCGATCTGCGGGCGGTTATTGGATTCGTCCAGCAGGTCAACGTCCAGCTGGATGATTTCCTTCTCGTAGGTCTCCCCGATGTCTTCGATCTCGACAACGGCCTTATCATGCCAGCGAAGCGGGACATCCGGCATGCCAAGGCGGGCGAGGTCCGTCACCGTGCCTGTTATGCTGATTTTCGGGTCGGCGGCCTTTTTGAGTGCCTGCCAGGTCAACTGCAGAAGCAGGGCCGGGTCTTTGACTGCACCGTTCTGGTAATAGCCGAACCTTGGCCGCCCATTGCGGCCATAGGCGGCGGTCTTTTCCGGCCATTCGAGATAGGTCTGCCCGGAGGGCTTCGCCGGGTGGTCCGTTGTGGCGGTCCAGACCTCATCCGCAAAGGTGAGTTCCACAGATTGATCGTCCCCGCTTTGCTGGGCCTGCTCCACGCTCCCGCCGTACCCATACAGGGCGGTATACAGGTCTTCGTCATTGATCTGCACGGACGGGTCGGTCATGTTCTTGCGGACTGAAAGCCGCAGGCCCCGGAAAATTCCTCCCGCCGGTGCAATGTCCAGATATCGGCCGGTAATAACCCCCGCCGCCGAGATAACGACCCGGGGCGTTATGTAGACGTTCCAATTCTGCTGAATTGTGCCGACTGCCTGCCAGACAGAGCCCCGGGGAAAATCGGCGTTTTGCGTGCCTGCGGCCGTGCTTGTGCCGACAGCCCACAGTGTGCCGGTCAATGCGGTTGTGAGGGCTTCTGCGGCGGTTTTTTCCGTGATTTTCGTTATATTGATGTGCTCATCCGAAAGCTCTGACACAGCGATGTGCTCCGCCTGGATGTCCTGCTCACCGTCCGGCATGGTAACATCCCGGACCTCAAACATTTCGATTGTGTCCGTGACCGGATCACGGAAAGCGATGCGCATGCCCCGTTCGATTTTCTTTGCCGGGTCAAAAGGAAACATCGCCGACATGGAGTACTCATGCGGGAGCCAATGCGCATCCTCCGCATCCGAGCGGGAGAAAAGCACCGTCCCGGCCGGGTTCAAAAAGACAAACTCCATCAACGCCACCTCTCACGCCATTTGACCGTCCCGGTTCCGGTGATCGTCTGGACACCGACAGCCGGGGCCAGCCATTTCGAGTTCACATTGTAGTACTGCATTATGGAATTATTGCCGACCTGGGCCGTCTGGCGGTCAAGGTCAATGACCATATCCCCGGCGGGGATGGTGGAAAATGTGATTGTATTGCTCCCGAGGGCGTAGCTTTGATTGCTGGCCGATGCGGAGAGGGTTCTTTCGATCCTTACAATCGGCGGGGCATCGCCCAGGGCGACAAACTGCGTTCCGCAGGAAACGGACTTTTCCGCCTTGCTGATCCAATAGGGATCAAAGCAGGTAAAGGTCAGCCGGAGAATCTGCCACCACTGACGGGCGGACGGGTTCGGAAGTTCCGTACAGGCCGCCATGAGGTACTTATCCGGGGCAAAGGGTAGCTCCAGCTTGCAAGGGTACTGCTTCGCCCAGGCGGTGATATTGAGAATATTCTGCTCCCGGACAACCGGGTTTTCCTCCGGGACCTGGAACGTAACCGTGACGACCCGGGTTCCATCGTGCGGGCGAATAAACTGCGCCCCGCCCTGGATGACCCTGGCCCGTGCTACCGGGCTTTGCTGTATTGGTCCGACATTGATATCCTCGATCTTGACATTCGCCACGGAGGCGAGGTCGATTCCGTCAAAAATGATCATGCCTGCCATCCGCTCCTTTGCAAAGTTCTATAATTGCGGCCCTGGATGTCGGAAAGCACCTGCCCGACCGTGCGGCCATCGAGATATACATTCCCGCCCATCTTCGGGGCATTGCTCCACATGGCCGCCCCGATGGATCCATAATCAACAGCAGGGGAGGCCGCTCCCATCATGCGGGCCAGCGAAGCCTCTGCGGCTGTCTGGATGCGCTCGCCCTGGTGAATGTAGGCAAATCCGTTTTTTGGGACATAATCGAGGCCACTGTCAAACGATCCCAGGAACAGCCCGCCGGTGATGCCCGCCGCAGGCCCTTGTTTGATCGCAAGGGTTGAGGCGGCAGTATTGGCGGCATAGGACAGTCTTTCGAGGGCTTGATTCGCAATATCAAGGTCGGCCTGCAGGGATTTCATCTTGCTGTCCAGGTCTTTCATGCTTGCGGATGCCGCATCAGCCGCCGCTGTTTGTTCTGAATAGATTCGTTCGTATTCTTCGAGGGTGCTGGTATCATCGCCAATCATGTTCGCCCGGAAATACGCCTTTTCCATGATGTCATTGAAAGTCATGGCCCCGGACTGATACTGCTTCAACCACTCGTCCCGGTCGAACATTTCAGCCCCGCCATAGTCTTCCATGGTCAGCCCTTCCGCCTTCATATCCCGCCGCATGGCCGCAATGATATAGTCGACCACGCTCAAAACGGCGGAGTTGGCCTGCTCCTGGGCCAGGTCCCGGTTGATTTCTTGCGTGTAGTAATCAACCCCGGCCTGCATATATTCATCGTTCAGTTGCTTGATTGCATTGGCTTTCGCTTCTTCGATCAATGCCTGCTTGCGGTTCTCAACGTAGGCCCGGAGCTGTTCATTGGTTTTCGTAAGCTCGCCGGTCTCATCGCTGATAAACTGATTGACCTCCGGCATAACCTCTTTCAAACGGGCGAGGGCCGCCGCCCATTCGTCCGTCTTCGTTGCCGCTTCGCCGTACTTTTCGTACAGCTTGTCCATGTAGCCGAGGATGCCCTGCGCCTGCGTGGTCTGGTTTACGGCCTCATTGATGGAATCAGAAGCGACATCAAAAGCCGTCTCCGGGGGAACGTAAGTCAGAATGTCCAGCAGGTCATTGATTGCATTGGAAACGGTCGTCGCAATCGGGAGCAAGGCCTGGCCGAGCTGGGCCTTCAATGTATCAAACCCGGTAGCCATGCGTCTCTGGCTGTTTGCGAAGCTGTCCGAGGTTCGGGCGAAGTCGCCCTGCGCATCAGCGGTCACGGACATCAAGTACCGGTAGCGGACAAGCATCTGCTCCTGCTCGGACATCTTGCTGTATGCGGTCTCCATTCCTTCCGCCATGGCAAAAGAGGCCAGGGAACCCTCGGTCATGTCGATGCCCAACTGCCTCATCGGGAGCGTCATTCCCGACATTGCGGACTGAATCTTCGAGAACGCAGTGTCGAAATCCATGTTGTAAAATGAGGCCATGTCCGCCGCCAGACCTGCAAGATTCGTTGACAGGTCCAGGATTTCATCGGAGGTCATGCCGTTGGATTTCATCATGGCTCCCAGGGTTGCGGAGTACTGCTTCGCCTGCAGTTCCGTGAGGCCGAACTGTGAGGATGCCTGCTTCGCCCAGGATTCGATCTTCTTTGCGCCCTCCGTGCCGAATGTGACATCCACAACGTTCTGGACCTCTTCCAGGTCGGAGGCGAGCTGTATTGATTCCCCGCCAAGCTGGAGAAGCATCTGCCCGATCTTGATGAACGCCGCCGAGCCAACAACGGCCTTGAAAGCCCCGATCAGCGAGCCGGAGATATTGCCGGAGGAATCGTCAACGGACTGATCCCATTTCTTGCTTTCTTGCTGGATTTTCGTTGTCGTTTCGGACAAAGATTTCTGTATCGGCTGATTATTGCCGGTAATGTCAAATACAACCTGTCCGTCAGCCATTTTTGTCTCCCTCCCCGGCGAGTGCCAGGAGCATAGCTCCCAACTTTTGCACGCCCTTTGAATAAGCCTCTTGCTGTTCCTGTTCTGTGAGCTTCAATGCGAACTCCGCTTTCATGCGGGCCAGCCATGCCCGTTCCTCTGCGTTGTAGCTGGTCGCCGCCGGCATGGGCCGGATGCGGATGTTCAGTATGTCGGAATACTTGTTCCCGGCGGGGATGCAGGCCAGCAGGCAGGCGAACTCAAACCAATGCAGGCGGTCACGGAAAAGGTTGATTCCGTATTCCTGCATAAAGGCCGCCCGGATTAGGTCCGCATCCTGCTCGAAGTCCGTTATTCGCTCATGCTCTTCCACCTGCGGAAATAACAGCCTTTTAACCTCCGGGAGCATGCCCTTCCGGGGATGCCTGCATATACACTTCATCGCCAGCCATTCCCGGGCCTCCGGGAGAAGATCATCCCGGCCCAGGGTGTCAATCATGCGGAGTACATTTCGGAAATCCAGGTCCAGCCGGACCTTCTTGCCGCGGACCATGATGTGATCCGGGAGGCGGTCCTGCAGTTTCATTTGAGGCGTTTCTGCGCCCGGGTGATCTTCTTCGCCAGCCGCTTTTCAAAGTATTCTCCGCAGACGGTAGCCACGCAGGCCGGGTTATTGTTATAAAATGCGAACAGCTTCTGCGTCTGGCCCTCGCCGAAAATGGCCGTAGACAGGGTTTTTGCGGCGTTGACCTGTTCCGCCTCCGTTGATTCGTCCTTGATTGCGTTGAGGGCTTTCTGCGCCCTTTGCAGGGCTTTGACGATGATTCTCGGGTCGGCGTCGACCATGAGCTTCAGCTCGTCCGTCCCTTCCCGGATGACGATGTGATCCCGCACCCGGTTCAAAGTGATTCGAAACATTTCAGCCTCCTATGAAAACAGGGGAGGGGAAAGCCCCCTCCCCATTGCAATTAGGTTACATCCGTGACCGTGGGCTTGCCATTAAAACGGATGGTGCACCCGAAAGCGTTCTGATCGACCGTGTTCCCGCCGAAGGAAGTAATATTCCCGACCGTGCAGTCACAGACGATCTGCTTTCCGCCGGTGATCACCTTAACGGAGGACCGGCGTTCCTCGCCGAGCTTGAACTGCAGGCCGGCGATATAATCCTGGGCATCATCTCCGACAATGCGCTTGCCGGTGATCACCAGCTCGGGAGCCGCCCCGGTAACATCGTTGTCAGCGAAGCCCTGGCCGCAGAGGAAAAAGTTCTGCTGATTCTGCTCGTTCTCGGCAAAGTTCATGCCGGAAATGCCCTTGCAGAGCTTTGCGTACGTCCAGACGGGCGGGGTTGCAGAGGTTGCGGATGTGCCAATATACAGCTCATCTACCCATACAGCATCCATAGGGTTTTCTCCTTTCACTCAAAATAAACCATGATATTCAAGCTGGAGGCCATCAGCCAATCGTTGTTATCCTCCCGGCCGATGACCTGCGGCATGGATCCATTCTGGATATCCACGATTTTCCAGCCTGTGCCGGAAGGATAGACCTTCCGGCTTGCGAGGGTGTGAATCTTGTTCATATCCTCGGAAAGGGTTTCGAGGTTTGCATGCTTGCCGTTGATGGTCAAATCAATGGGCAGGTACAAATCCTTATCCAGGTAAACCTCCTGCGGGGTGGATGGTCCGATCTCACAGCAGATTCCGGCACCCGTGCCGAGTGCTCCACGGCGGATAGGGGAGAAAAGGCCCAGCAGGTCGATCAAATCCATGACCTCTTCGATTACTTCGTTTATGTTCATAGATTGTCTTTCAGTCCTTTCTGTGCCAATTCTTTCCAGCGTGAGAGGAACCTGCGCTTTGCGGTCTCGCACCACTTCCAGGTCCGGCCCGGGGTAAGGGATGTTCTAATATCCCAATACTGCCGGTGGGCGTAGGGTGTTTCCCATATCAGCTTTCCGTCCTGCGGCCGGGATTTCGTGAGGGAGGATGCAATCAGCGTTCCCTTGTCCTCCTTGCAGTACTCGTTACAGTCTGCCAGGATTTCCTCGCTCAATGGGCCGAGGGCGTTCTTCCAGGCTCCGGTGATCCGTGCCGTGGTCAGTTGCTGGGAAAAGATGATTTTCACGGCCATGTATATCACCTCAAAGCGATTTCGTAGTGATGGAATAGGTCGGAATCGTCCCGCAGTTCTTCTACCGTGAAAACGGTATATTCAACGCCCCGGATTATGACCTTCATATCCCCGCCGATTTTGTGGGCTGTATTGAACAGGCTCCACCAATCGAGGGTAGGCGTGCTGTGCCTGCGGTCCACAAAGAGGATCGCCCGCAGTACACAATCCGTGTTGTCCGGGGTTTTCATGATCTCGTTGCTGGGCTGAATGTGTACCTTTTTGACCGTGTATTCCGCATAAACCGGGTTCTGGTAACGGTCCAGAGCTGTGCAGGCTTTGACCGTTGCCGTGCTCCGCATGATTCTTGCGGGAATAGGTTTTAGCATACAAATCCCCCCACAACCGGAACGCCCGGGTACATAAACCCGGACTGTTCGAGGTACATCTGCGCCGCCGGGGAGACACTTGCGCTCATCGCCCCGTTTCCCCCGGTGCTTGCTTTTCCGTGTACTGTGACTTTGCCAACGGTAAACCCGGCTCCGCCGGTATCGTTGACGGTTTCCAGACCATTGACGGCCAGGAAGTCGATCTGCGCACAGATCGCAAGCCGGTAGAGGTTCAAGGCGTATTCCGGGAAGGTGTCCAGGTTATCCTCGGTCACCTGCCAGCGGGCCATGGCTCCTACAATCCGGGAGGCGTGAGCATAGAGCGCAGGGAAGGAGGTCTCATCGACCTCCGTTCCCTTGTAGGTCTCCGTGTAGTACGTGAAATCTACGATTGCGCTCATGCGGTCACCTCATCAAGAGGCTTTCGCCGCAACGGTGGCAGTGCCGGAGGCCACGACCTTGCCGGAGGCCGCAGACACCAGGGCCACGGTCAGCTTGTAGCCGTTGGTCGTGCTGATCTTGCCATCAGCAGGCAGGTCAGCGAAGCCATCAGCGGCCGCACCAACGGTCACAGCCGGGGCGGTGCCGGAGGCGGCTTTCCATACATACTTGAAGCCATCGGGCTTCACGCCGGTCACGGTGACGATGGAATCGCCCACAGCGACGGTTCCGGCGGCGGTAGCCACAGTCAGAGCTCCGCCGGTGGTGTCGATGTTGACCAGCAGGCCGTCGCCCTTGTTCTCCATGGTCCACAGGCCATGGTACACGCTGAACATGATCTTCCAGAATTCACCTTCCTGGTTGGTATCGGGGTCAATGACCTTGGTTACCTGCGGGCGGGCGATGGCATCCACGGCCGGACGGGCCGCAATCAGCCAGTTGATGCTCGGTCCCAGGTTGGCGAAGGTCACGCCGCCCACGGTTTGACCGGCGGTTACACCGTCATTGAGGCCGAACACGCTGTGCATGTAGGCGGACGGGGTGCCGATGAGGTACTGATCATTCAGAGCCTCGATCTTCATATTGGCCTCACGAATGGCCAGGTCCTTCACGTTCAGATACCGAGAGATCTTCTCACTGCGCTCGAGCAGGGACTTCAGCCCGGTGCTGATCTGGATATACAGCTGTTCGGTCTCGCCGATCTTGTCCTGCACATCGGCGATGTCCGCCATCAGCAGGTCCAGGATGTTCGCCGCCGTGATGCCGCTGGAGGCCTGGGTCTTCACGGTACCGTAACCGATAGCACCCTGGGCCGCCGCAGAAATACGCAGGCAGTCGATTTCGGGAACGACCTTCTCCTTGAGGAAAGCCGCCAGCATGGGAGCCACGGACAGGGCGAAATTGGTTTCGTCCACATCATAGCGGCCGATGCTGAAATTCCGGCCACGGTAGTACTGCAGGGTCTTGGTCTCCCATTCCAGGGTGAGGTCTCCCTGCGGGGCCTTGTAGCCGTTCATGGTGCCGAGGCCGTCCATTCCCAGCTTCGGGATCTTAACTTCCTTGCCGCCCTCCCACACGATACCGGGGTTGGAGTTCTCCATCCACATGGTACGGGGCAGGACATAGAACTTCTCGTCCAGCAGACGGTTAAATACCGCCGCATAATTGATAGCGTTAGCCATTGTCTGAATCTCCTTTCATTACTTCCATGCCTCCGAAAGCCGTTTGAAGAGTTTATCTTCCTCGCTCTCGGGGTTGTTTGCGCCCCTTCCGGGGTTCTGTGAATACTGCGGGGTGTTCTTCGGCTGTTCCTGCTGTACCGGCTGGAAATATTCTTCATACTTCTCTTTGATGCCGGTGAGCTGGTCCGCAATGGATGCCGCCTTTTCGCCCCGGTCCAGCATGCCGAACACAGTCTCCCGGAACTTCGGCTTCACGCCCTGGAACTCGTCTCCGCCGATCGCACGGAGCATATCCCGTTCCTTGACGACTTCCATGTATTCCGGGGTAGTCTTCGGGTCTACCGGGTCGGGAACCTTAAATCCCGCCTTTGCCGCTTCAACGGCCTGGTTTTTGGCTTCTTCCGCCTGGGTCTTGCTGACATATCCGTCATCCAGCGCACGGCCATAAAGGGCGAAGACCCTTTCCGTCTTCTGTTCCTCCGTCAGCTCTGCGTTGCGGATGATCTTGTCAAGCTCTCCCCGAGTGAAAATACCTGCCATGATAACGCCTCCTTTTTTCGGTCCCATAGAGCGATGGACCGTAACGAGTTTTCCGCCCTCCGGCGTGATGGTATGAAAAAACAGCCTTTCGGCTGTTATTCATCGGTTTTGTGGGTCTTTTTGGCCCGTGTCTTTTTCGCCGGTGGATTTTCCCCGGGCTGGTCGCCTGCGGGCTGTTTAGGCCCGTTTTTCGCCTCCAGGAATGCGATATCGAGTTCCTCGTTGCATTCCATGCAGAAAACCCGGTTTCCGACCGTGCGGAGCCGTTCATGCTTACATGCCATTCTGAACCTTCCTTTCATCCGGCCACTGTGCGTTGATCGGGGTTGCCTCCCGGCTCCGCCTGCGGGCCGTGTCGTTTTCGTCGCAGTACTCCTGCAGACGGGTGGATGCGTTGCGGACCTTCAATTTCTGTTGCCGGATTTCTTCCTCTCCGGCTCCCTGGGCTTTCAGAATAGCGAGGTCCCGCTTCTGGTAGCGAAGTTCACGTTCAAGGTCCCGCTGGCCCTCCTTGATGGCGTAGGCCCTGGCGTTCTCTTCCTCGTTCTGCTCCGGCTCCCGGATGCGGGAAAACCCGGGAATAAAGGGTATCGGATAATGGCCGCAGTTAATGCCGAAAAGCCCGGCGGGCTGGCCGTAGGTTGTTTCCGATTGTGCGTACACGTGAACCTGGTTCCCGTTTTCATCGTACACATCCCGGGGAACATCATCCCGGGAGATCACCTTGCCCTGCCAGGGATAACATAACGGCCTCGCCCCGTCATGCCAGCTTACTTGATAGAGGTCATCGCCGTATTCTTTCTCCCTCTCCCATACCGCCTCCCGGGCCGTATTCATTACGGTCGTTTTGATGTCCATGGCCACATACGCCTCCGGGGACCAATGCCTCCCGGCGGAATCAACGAACCCCGTCAAGTCATTCTCGACCATCTTGCGGACGGCGTTCCTGGCGGCGGTATTGAATGAATCCACACCGGCCATCACGAGGCCGGTCTGTTCGTTGAGGATGGTCTGCGTTCTCAATAGCTGGCCGGTGATGTCCGAGACAATGCCCCGGTACGCCTGCTCCGTGCTTTGCAACATGGTTGTGTTGACCAGGTTGAGCTTGTCGGCGGCCTGGGCGTAAAACGCTTTGAAAGCCTGGGTCATGGATGGATCCACCTGCGGCGGGAGAAAACCCTGCCCGAGTAACAGCCCTTTTTCGGCGGCCTTGCGAAGTGCCGGCTCAATAGGCCGGACAGCCTCCCGGATCGCCTCGGAGAGTGTATCCACCAGGGCCTCGTCTGCGCCCTTCAATGACTTTGCGATTATGATTGCCGATTCCCGGTTGACCTGCCCGAGCTTTGCCAGCATGCGGGCCTGGTACTCGAAGGACCCCAGGACTTCCTCCCCGGCGTGAATCATCGGGAAATAATGGGCGAGGTTGATCATCAGCCGGTCCGTGACTGCTCCATAGACCTGCGCCATGGCCCAGGACATATCGGCTAAAAATTCCGGCCTCATGCAAGATCACCGTACAGCCTTGTTACCTCAACGGCATTGATGGTCTTGCTTTCGGTTGCGATCTGCGCCAGCTCCTTGTCCGCTTCTTCGGGCGTGTATCCCAGGGTGTCGGTCATGAACTTCTTGCGGCTCATGAGGCCCGCACCCACCAACATCGTCCCTTCGCTGACCTCGGCGGAGCGATCCTGCACAATGGAATCGTCAAAGGTAACGGAAACGGAGTAGCCGCCCTTTACAAGCTCGGAGACCGGTTTCCCTTTCCAGGTGAGGTTATAGCGGACAGACAGGTCCAGGATCGCCCGGACCATGCGCTCCAGGGCATCTTTCAAAATATTCTCGTGCGCCTTGACCGTGCCGAAGGTTTTGCTGTTCTCGGAGATAACCTCCGTTGCGGTTTTAAGGCCCTTTACAGCATCAAAGGACAGTGTGCCGGGATCGAAGCCCACCTGCGCACACAGGATGCTTAATGAGGCGTTTATGCCCGCAATATGCTCGTTTACCCGCAGGCCGACAGAATTATCATGAATTGCCAGGTCTTCCGGGTTATCCGTGGCCAGGGCCTCGTATACCTCGTCATCCGCATCAAAGTACCTCTGCGGCGGGCCGGAGTTCACACCCGGGGCGTTCTTCATGAGCCGGGCCGGAGCGATGATGCGCTTTTTGCCCAGGACGAACTCCCGCTGGAGGGAATCGTACTCAATGTCCAGGGTTTTCAGCGATGACAGGGCCGATGCGTAAACGCTCATGCCGAGAGGGGAGTTATCATCGGCGAAGTTGGCTCCAAACGGGCGGATATACTGAAAAAACGCCTCCTGCACATCCTCAATCGTGGTATCCGGTGACAGCAAGGGATAAACCTTCTCCAGCGGGTACCACCAGCCGAGGATATTCTGCGGCTCGCCTGCCTTGATGGGCATGCGGTACAGGTCATTTGTCACCCGGTAGGTTGTGCCGTCCCAGCGGTGCCATTCGACAACCGTGTAATAGAAGCCGTCCCGGGCTTCACGGTTGATAAAGATTCCCGCCTTGACCCGGCCGTTGTCCCAGGCAGTCGGAACGAACTGACTTGCCATGGTATAGCCGATCTTGACCCGGCCCTCGCCGATGTCGTTACCGTTACGGTCTTTCGGAACCTCGACCCATTCCTTCAAGGCTCCGCCGCCCAGGGCGAACATCTTTTCCAGCAGGTCCCCGAAAGATGTGCCGAAGTTATTGTTTTTCAGTACTTCCTGTATGTATGCGTTCAGCGGATCGTCCTGCGGGGCGGATGCCATGCTGACAGCGATATTACAGCGCTCGTTCCAGCAGTACCGGGCCATCTGCGAGCAGGTCATTTTCCCGGCGTTCATGCTTTCCATGACCCGGGTCTTGCCCTTCGGATGCTTGATGGTAACAACCGGGACTTCGTGCCACGCCTTGTAAAAGCCCTTGTAAATGGCCTGCCAGACAAACACGAACAGCGTGTAATATTCCCGGAACGCAGGCACGCCCTCCAGCTCGAACACATCTTTTTTCATGAGATCAGCGTTTTCCGCCATGCGGTTCACCCCGTTCCTTAATCTATCAAGTAGTTTCATAGCTCAACCCCACAATCCATAGGTTTTCGCAAAATGGTTATATCCATACCGGCATTCGTCCATTGTGTGATTGTATGCGTCAATCGGCTCGCCCTTATCATTCACGCAGTAAAGGCCCGCCTCCTTGACAAAGGGTTCGGTCCCATAGCGTTCATCCTCGACCAGATAAAACTTGCCATCATTGATTGCGGACTGCAACATTTCCACGCCGACCTTCAAGCCCTTACTGCCGGCCTTGATGTCGTGGGCGTTATTGTCCGCCCCGCTGGTCATCAGCCCGAATTTTTCAATCTCCAGGCGCAAGGCTTTGCAGGCCGGGTCAATGAAAATATCGCTTTCCCGCATGCGGTACTTGTTGCGCATGTAGGGAAGGAACTCGCCGCAGATCTCCCGGGCCTGGTCGCTCATGGCCATCTGGCCCTTGTCGTATCTCCAATTGCCGACACGGTATAACCTGTACTCCCGCTGGCCTATGTATGGATCCCCGAAAAAACCGGCGATGTAAAAGCCGATGGAGGTTGCGTCCGTTGTGCCACCGTCACCGGCCACAAAGGCCTCGACAGGGCGGAAGTTATCCGGCAGGCGGTTCACAATGTGCTTGTCCGGGTTGAACATCCAATAGATTACGCCCTCCGGGATCACTCTCTCTCCGAGCCAATCCCGCTTGTACAGGAAAGGTGATTTCCTGCAGGCGGCCTCGATCTCCGCCAGGCGTTCCGGGGTGAGGATCGGGTTGTCTCTGCAGGTCCAATGAATGAACCGGCAGTCCTGGACCTGGAGAACGTTCTTCAAGCACGGGTCACCGGGTGACGGCGGGTTGAGGTCCGCAATGTGCCAGCGGTCCTTCGCCGCATAGGTCCTGCGGAGACATTCCTGTATCATGGAATCGTGCAGAAGGTTGATCTCGCAGAAGTAAACCGAACCCAGGCTCATACCTGTTATCGCTTTATGGGAATCAGCCTTGCCTCCGCCCTTCCAATAAACCTTCTTGTCACCGTCCGGCAGATGTATCAGCAGGTGCGCCCCGCTGTCATCATGGGAGGTCCTGCAACAGCCCTTGAAGATGTGCAGAAGCCCCATGCCGTCACCGTCCATGATAAGGCGAAAAGCCTGCTCGGCGGAGTAGGCCGTGACCAGGTGCTGATTATCCCGGGACTTGATCAGATGCCGGGCGAACCTCATCGCCCCGGCGGTGGTCTTGCCGGATCGTGGAGTACCCTCCAGCCAATCAATCGTCCGGTCGAACGGGAGCATGATCAGCTCGGCCTGCTTATCGCCCCACTCGATCATGACTCCGCCCGCCTTTCAAGCTCTAACAGGGATTGAAGCAATTCGTTCCCGCCCTGCTCCGTCATTGACATATCTGCGGTGAGGTCCTTATATGCCGCCGCCAGGTCCCGCAGGCGGTAGGATTTTGCCGCTTCTTTTACCTTCTGAATCCTTCGCCCGTCCTGTGAGAACTCGTTTTCCGTTACGCTGTTCCGGGTTTCGCTTCCGATCATGTCCGGCAGAGCATCAATTTCCCTTTCCAACTTGCGGAGCAGTTTGGTTCTGATCCTGGCGGCAATGGTAGCGTTATCTGCGGCAATATCTGCTGTTTTTTGCAGTGCTTTTGCGGTGGCTTTGGTTTCTGCTTCTTTCCTCATGCCGACCCATCCTTCAACGGTCGCCCTGGGAGAAAGAACGTTGATGCTGACTCCGTATTTCTTTGCCAGCTTTCTATAACTTGTTCCACCGCCGATATATTCCGCTCGGATAGCGTTCCAGTCTACGCTACCAATGGGAATCACCCCCGTTTTCGTGTCAGAAGGTAAAAGAAGGGAGTATCCAGAGCCGCGAGGATGAACTTCAAAACATACTGTCCGATCATCATTCCCGCCAGGCTCGGCCACATCGTCTTGTCAAACAGCCATCCGAAACCAAGACCGAAAGCGATGCCGATAAAAAGAACGGTGTCGATAATCTGGCTGGTCATTGTGCTGGCATTGTTCCAGATCCACCGTCCGCCGGCTGTGCTTCCGTGCTTTGCGATGAACTTATCCCGGATTTTATGGAAGAAGAACACATCCCAGCTCTGGGAAGCGAAGTATGCAACCATGGAGCCGATAACGAATATCCAGTTCTGACCCAGCAGACGCTCGTATGCCGCCTGGGCTTCCGGATCTGCGGCCGGGAGATATTGTGTCATGACGATCAGGAGCGTTGCCACCACCTGTCCAACGAATCCCCATCGAACTGTCCGGTTTGCTTCTTTCTTTCCCCAGATTTCACCGATAACGTCTGTTGCCAGGAATGTGATCGCATAACAAAGAGCCGCGCCTGGGAGAGTTAATGGAGAACCGAATAGATTGATGCCGGTTGCGAACAGTTTTGCTGTGACTACATTGGAGATAACCAGGGCGACAACGAATACCATATTGATTCCGATTAGGTTTGAATTGGTTTTTTTCATAGGTGTTTCCTACCTCTTCCTTTTTTATTGCACCGGGTCTTTTAACCCGTTTGCTTCAAATGCTTTCTTGCGGTCAATGCACGTTCCGCACTTACCGCACGGATGCTCTCCGCCCTCATAGCAAGACCATGTGAGATCATAGGGTACGCCGAGCATTGTTCCTTCGTAAACAATATCGGCTTTTGTTTTGTTGATAAAAGGTGCGATCACTTCCACCTGACCGGCTGTTCCGAAGACAACAGCCCGGTTTATGGCATCCGTAAATGCCGGCGTACAATCCGGGTAAGCATTGCCTGCGGCATCGTCTGCGTGCGCTCCGTAGTAGATCTCTCTTGCTCCTACGCTGACCGCGATGCTCGCCGCCGCAGAAAGCATCAGCCCGTTCCTGAACGGAACATAGGTGCTGACCGGCTTTCCTGGTGTTTCCTTCTGCTGTTCCTCGTAACTTCCTTCAGGAATAGCGTTTTTTGAGCTTTTAAGCAGGCTACAATCGCTTTTGCTGAAGATCACGGATAAATCCATCTCCATGAGTTCGACCCCGTAATATCGCGCGATATTACACGCAGATTGCATCTCCCGGTCATGCCGCTGGCCGTAATACATATTCACAGCCAGCACCTCATTATGGCTATGTTTTTTTAGCGCAACAGCAAGGCATGTTGTCGAATCCAGCCCTCCGGATAAAAGTACGATGGCCTTCATTTTGTATGCTCCTTATAAAATTGCATTTGCTTTCCGATTCCCAGATGTGAAACTGGCGCAGAATGATTCGGAAAAAGGTTCTGTATATATTTTCGATAAGGTTTTCCGCATAAAAAAACCGCATGATCCATTCGGTTGATGCCTTCTTTTTTAATCTGCCCGGCAACCATAATTGACCACTGCCTGATCTGTGCATCTTTTTCCGTGATCAGCGTTTTCTCGTATGGTTCGATAACTGTTTCAGGGTTAAGCAATCCGTATTTTGCAGACAGGATATAAATTGCGTCGGGTTTCAGAGATTCAGCATACCCCCACCCCCCCCTAAATAATTGAGAAGGGCGATACATCTCTTTCGCTTTGCATGGATATCTCTGTTTCTTTTTCGTACATGCGATAAAGACTATCATAGGTGTTTCTCCGCATATTTTTGATACTTCAGCCACTCAGTAAAGTTATTCAGAGCGGCCTCTCGGCTGGCTCCAATCCGATGACCGGCAGGAGCATCCTTCTTTCTCATTGTCTTTCCGTCGAAGTAATACAGGAACCCAAACCGGTTGCCGGTTGTCCATGCCGTCGAATCAACGCTGTCAAAATGACAGGTTTTTAACCAGTCCAACGCTGTGAATCCCAACCCGTGCACTTTAGCCCCTCGTTTATGAGCTTCGCCAATGAGCGCAGGAAACGCGCCGTATTTCTCTTTCCTGATCTCACCGCTGACAATACCCCCGATCGCAACGTACCCGTATTCATCACACATCCTCTTGTATTCATCAAGTCCGCGTGACAGATGCCATACCGGTATACAAGGCCGGTTTGTCAGCTTTTCCAGTTTTGCCCGGAACTGTTTTACCCGGTCGTATCCGACCACAACGTCAATATCCAGTTCAAAGTACTTCTGAACCTTGTTCCGGTTGATGAAATCCGCATATCGTTCGATGTATTCATCCCAGTTCGGAGAACCGCCCTTGCCCTGCATGAACGTGAACGCTCCGCTGTCGAGCAGGAAATCCCCGAAGTGCGGGATCAGCCGTTCTGTGTCTTCGTCCGCATAAAAAAAGGACTCCAGAATGTAAGGGCAATAATTATCTATGCTTTGATAATCCTTGAGTTGTTGGTATTTTCCGTTTATATGCCCCCCCGCAAGAAAGATCCGCATATCGTTCTCCGAGTTTCGTTTTTTTTTACGTTCTCGAGGAGTTCGTCGTGAATCCAATGCCTTGACT